TGCATCTTTATGACCCATAAGAGCAACTCTAGCAACACCAGAACCACCTGTTGTATCACAGTTAGAAGAAACATATACTGGCATACCATAGAGGTTACCAATTTGTCCATTTCTAATTGTGTTAGCATTACCTGTTTCACCAACAAAGTCCATAGCTGTATAACGATCAAGACCCATTAATGTATTTCTAGCTGATGGAGGAACCATGAAGAATCTTCCATCTGTAGGTACATCATTGTCATCTAGTCGTTGAATAGTTCTACGAATAGCTGCATCTGTAAGAGCCGCTTCGTTGTTAGTAGAGTCATCATACAAAGTTGTACCATTACTACCAATATAACCTTTATCATATGCTGATGTTGCATCACCTGCATTAAAACCTCTACCTAACTGAACTAAGTCTGTATCAACTTGTTTAGCTAGTGCATAACCTGCATCATCTGTATAGAAACGTCTAAGAGATGATAAAGCTTGTACTTCAACAATATCTTCAATGAAACGTGAATATTCATAATGCTTATTAATCAATACAGGAATGTTAGTTTCAGTAGCTGCAATCAATGTTACTGCTGTTGATGCTGCCTTAACTGAAGCTGCTCCTCTTGTAGGTTTAGGGATATTAATTGTATCTCCCTTTTTACCTTTAAAGGACATTTTCTTAAATACATTCGCTGCTACTAAGTGTTTCTTGTACGCTGCTACTACCTCGTCAGACCATATTTCAGGTATGAAGGTAGCGGCTGTGGTCGTAGTGACCGCTGGGGTTGGATATGCCATGTTAATTACCTCTCTATAATGTTATTTTAAATAACTCGCCCTTCTTGGTAAGCTTGCATTATCTCATCGGATAATGAATCATACTTGTCTGGGTCTGTTTGCATAAGTTTAATAATATCGCTTCTACGATACTTCTTTTTAGAAACAGGTTCGTTACTTCCTTTACTACCAATACTAGCTGCTTTCAATTGATTGTCTTTATCAATCTTACTTGTCTCTGTAACCTTAGCAATTCTTTCTTGCTTGTCAGTCCAGTTACTAAGTAGTTCATGACCAGAGTCATAATCAAAATGTACTTCTGCTCTATTGTATAGTTCAGAACGAACTCTTGAAGACTTGATCCACTCTGCAAAAGCAGGGTCTTGTACCATTTGTTCTAGTTCTGGAAACTCTGCGTTGAGTCTAGTTAATGTAGCAGTACGCTTCATCTGTAGAGCTGCTTGCTGTGCTTCTTTAATAGCTGGGTGGCTATCAATCTGACTTTGAACATTCTTGGTAGGATTCTCAAAAAAGTCTTCTGGTGTTACTGCTTCTATAGTCGATGCTTCTTTCGAAGTTTGTGTTTTAATGAAATCATCAACAACTTGCCTTAGTTCACCTACCTCAGATCCTTGTTTACCAATGAGCTTTTCAGCTTCTTGGTGCATTGCTACAATCTCTTTAGCAGATTTACCTTTATACTTCTCAGGTAAGTCATCTTCTTCTGTCTGTACTTTCTCCTTTGGCTTTCTTTCAGGTACTGGTTTTAACTCTGCTTCTAATGTTGTTTCAACCAAGTCTGAATCTACTGCCAGGTCTGGAGCCTGTACTTCTATTATTTCATCTTCAACTTCTTCTATTATTTCAGCCATATTATTTCTCCTGTGCATGATAGCATTTTAGGAAGGTTACTTTGGGGACTAATCCTCGGCAGCCTTTTTCTGTTCTGCTCTAGTTTGATCCCAATGTTTCTTTTCCCAGGACAGAGCAGCCCCTGGAAAGGACCCAGACACGCCTTCAAGTTGGATTGATGGTGTACTTATAATTTTATAAGCAACCTTTCCACAGGAAGGACAGTCATGTTCTTTAGTGTATTCAACGAGTTCTTCAAAGATACCACATTGAGCACATTCAAATTCAAATAGTTTACGCATTACTTTCTAACTCATCATAAGTTTCTTGCGAAACTGTTTTTAATGTTAGTATCCAGTTAAGTATATCTAGTTGACCTTTTCTTCTATTAAGAGTTTTCTCATCATCAACAGCATTTATACTGTTATACTGATCATGTAAAACCTGAACATCATCTACTAAGTCTAACCAACCTTTTGATACCATCATTTTAAATCGTTCTTCGTAGTACTCTTGTAATTCTTTATCTACCATATTAATATTATACCATATAATTACTGAAAAGTCAAGCTATTTCTTAGCCATCTGCATTCTTACGATCTCTTTGTTATCAATCATGTCTGCTTTCTTCATTTGTAACTCTTGTTCTTTAAGCATAAGCTCTGCAGTTTGAACTCTTCGTTTGAATTCAGCTGCTTGTTCTTCAGCTTCACTAGGTAAGTTAGTAGCTAGAGCTGTCATCATTTTAGCTTGAACTTCTTGTGGTTTCATCTGAGCACTAACCATATAGTTCTGTGCTTGTGCTGTATTCTCTTGAGCTTCTGACTGTTGTAACTGTATAAGAGCTTGTGCTTGAGCCATAACTATTTGTTGCTGTTGTTGTTCCTGCTGTTGTTGTGCTTGTTGTGATTGTGTTAGAACCATCTTAATATCTGTTTTATTAGGTAGACTAGAGTTAGCTACAATACCTTGTAATAACAGAGGTACGACAGGACTAGAAGGTCCTAATGTTTTAAGTAGGTTAATAAACTGTATCTGTTCTACTTCTTTAGCTAGATTACCTAATGAACCATTAGGAACAAACTTATAGTCTGCTACTGGGAAGTGTTCTGGATCAAACTGCATAAACCTATGTGCTGCTTTCTCAATGAAAGGTATTAAGAAGTTTTCTTGGAAGTTTACAAGAGTTCTTTTGTTCTTCTTAAGGATTGTAGAAAGTGTTACTGACAATTCACCACCTGTTGGTTGTTTCATATCAGCAGCAGTGTTCAATGTGTTAGTTGCTTGTAAAAGCATTTGTTGGAATTCTTTTGCTGTAGTTAAGTTAGAAGCATCTGTTTGACCAAACTTAAATGGCATTAGAACTTCAGCAGGAGAACCATTAGTTAGTAATGTTTTACCTGGTCTAATCTCAAACTTAGCTCCACGAGGAAGTCTAGTTGCATCCATACCCATCATAGGTGCTGTGGTCAATGCTAGGCTATCAAGGTGAGCTCTTAATTGAGCATCTATAGCTTTCTGCATGTTATAACCTTTTTCTGCTACACCACGACCCCAGAATCGATTAGGAACGGTATCATCTTGGTAAGCAACTACTGGTCTATCTTTCATCATGTAAGGAGAACGCTCTGCTTTAAGAAGAACATTGTCATTACCAATGACTACGATAGCTTCAACAAGGTTTCCATATTCTGCTAGTAAGTCTGTACCACCTTCTACAAAGTCAACTACACCATCTTCTGGACTATCAATAAGTTTCTCTGGAACAAGACCATAGTACCTAACTATCTTAACTTTATCCTGGTCATACTCTTCATCTATCCATGATTCTTCTAAATCAAGGTCATTCGAAGCATTACCACCAAGATCAGCATCCATATAGACACCTGATTCCATGTTCTCTGCTATTTTATGTGAAGATACAAACTCTTCTATAGCAACACCCATAGCATCTGGAATACTTGTAGCATTTGGGTCAATTAGGAAGTTCTGTGGACTAATCGGGTTAAGTGTTACGTTGATTTTCTCTTTTGAGATAGTACCAATAGCAATACTCTCTACTTCTTCCATTGGTTGAGTAGCTGGTATGCGTTCCATTGTCTTTTTAAGAGTAAGTTCACCAATACCAGTACCATAAATACTAGCTAATAGGATAATATCACCTACATTCTTGCGTAGTCCATTCTTTTTAAAGCATTCTTTCATGTACTGTTGAAGATACTGGATATCTCTATCATCTTTATCAGCCATATCATCATCAATACTAAATAAACTATCTCCAGATCCAAAGACACCTTCTTCAATTTCAGATGCGTGGTTCTCAATAGCTTCTTGTAGTGCTGGTGAAACAATCCTGCTTCTTTCAGACTCTCTTAGTTTGTCTTGAGCAGCCCATTCACCTCTCCATAGCCTCTCATACTCTTTCCACTGTTCAAGATAGTTAGAATCTCTGCTATCTCTCCAGTCGTCTAAGTGTCCTTGTACCCAAGTAACTAATTGTGATGGTGCTTTATATTCAGCCATGTTATATCCTATTAATTAATATCCACTAACTACGTCTAGTACTTCGTAATCCTCATCTACATCTTCAAAGTGTACATCTACAACTTGGACTTGATCAATATAAGCTAAAGCATCAACCAAATCGTCATGTAACTGACTATTAGGGAAGTTTACTAACTGATCAATGAAATGATTATTCCATGAACCATAGTTTAGTGATACTCTCCCATGTTCAAACCTTCCTTGTAGTGCCCATACTATTCTTTCTGTTTTCTTTTGATTACCATGAGTACAGTCATCAATCCTAAAGAACAATCCATTCTTTTGCATTAGATCCATTAGGTAAGGAAGAGCAGCATTCTTTAAACTACCTTTCTCTATTCCTATTTTTGTTGGTTCATACTCTCTAACAGCTGAGAAGATTTGTTCACAAGTTTCCTTAATGTCCCATCTACCATGTTTAATATCAGCAACCCACCAGCCCTCTTCATGGACCTTAACAATAGCAATGGCTGTTTCATCCAGTTTACTATTCTTGTTTCCTGCGTCTTTATCCACCTTAATAAATCCAGCCAAGTCAACTGCAATAAAATAATTACCATCTTCGGGTTCTTCATCATCTATATGTATCCAATCCTCTTTAAATATGTCTCTTGACGCTGCCTCAAATGAAGCCATAAATTCTTGTCTAAAAGCAAAACTACTCATCGAGTTCTTTGCTGCTTCTATTTCACTAGCAGGTATTAATGGATTATCATAAGAAGAATAATGAAATGCCTCCCAGTCATCATCCTTTTGATCTTCAGCATACTTCCATAGTTCATAAAAGTGGTTACGACCCTTGGGAGTTCCAATGAATAGAGCTTTACCCTGTACATCCGCTAAGGATGGACGTAAGATCTGTTCCCATACGTTTGGTTTAATGTCAGCATACTCATCGATTACTACATAAGCTAGACCAACACCACGTAGAGTATCAGGTCTATCTGCTCCTTTTAAATATATCTTACGACCATTCACTAGTGTAAGGACGGACGTATTCTCATGAGCTGAAGCAATTACTTCATGCCCTAATTCTTTAAGTACTCCCCACATAATATCCCTAGCTTGCTGGTATGTAGGTGCAACATAAAACACATCTTTTGATTTAGATTGTAATGCTTCTATCAACAGTATCCAGGCTGCAAGCCTAGACTTACCAAACCTTCTTCCTGCTGCTACAATCTTAAATCTTGCTGTGCTGTTAAATACTTCTCGCTGCTTGTCATGCAGCTTTACATTTAAATCTGTCATTTAATCCTTTTTAGGGAATGTAGTTATTATCTTACCTGCTGCTAATGTTGCAGCTAGATCAGAGTCCTCCAATAGTAAGTTAGACCATTGTTTTAAACTAAGATCCTTTAAAGAATCTTTTGCATTTCCTTTATTCCAAGAGGCATCTTTAAAAGTCTCTTCAAACTTTTCTCCAAACCATGCTCGTGAATTTGTCATTAA